GACGACATCGACATCAAGCGGCGTGCTAGCAGTGACATCGAGCGGGGTCGCAGTCGTGACCGCAACGCTGCCCGTCACCGGCATCGGGTTGCTGGCTGACAGGTCGCCGTCGTTAGTGCCGTCTGCGCCGAGCGCCAGCTTTACTCGCTGGTGCAGCACACCGCCAATATCGTCAGCCGCGACGATTGCGCCTGACCCTGGCGTATACCCTACGTTATCCGCCATTACTCAACTCCGAGCGCTCGCCCGTCAGGGCCGCGCACAATACGTTTCGGGCGGTTCATTCCTTCGACAAGCCTGCTCAGGCCGTCAATCATCGCGGCGACGCTGGCGGCGTTCTGCTGCGCCTGCAGCGCCATCTGCTGGCCCAGCGCACCGACAACCTCGGCATTGGCAGCCTTCACGGCGTCGCCGACCATCGAGCCCAGATAACTGGTCGTCGGACGCATCGGCTCCGTCGTCCCATCGCCGCGCGAGCCCGCGCCAATCTCGGCAATAACGATGCGCGTTGACGCCTCCAGCTCCGATTTCCATCGCTCAAACTCCATGCGTTGCTGAGTAGCCAACGCGTCGAGTTCGGCCTTGCGCTGGTCCAGTTCGGCCTGCAGCTGCTGTTTTTGCAGTTCGCGCGCGGCCTGCAGCTCGTTTTCCTGCGCAGCCTGCTCGGCCTGTGCCTGCTGTCTAGCCCGCTCGGTCTCGATCGAAAGCTGCGCCTTCATCTGCTCAAGCTGCGCCTGTTGCTGCAGCTCGGCTGCATGCTGCTCGGCCTGCATCTGCAGTTTCTGCTGCTCTGCCTGCGCGGCGTTGTCCTGCGGAGGCGCCGGGGGCTGCATTTTCGACAGCGCCATTTCAACGGCACTGCCCATGCGAGCGCGCCGAACCGCAGCCATGACGATTTCTTTAACCGCTTCAATCGGCATGGCGCCCGACGCAACCGCTGGGCCCAGACCTTGAATCAACTGCGACACACCGCCCATCAGCTGCGCAATGCCGGCGACGTCCTCATCCTGCGAGGCGCCTAGCGTGCTGTCGGTCTCGATGTCGATGCGGTAGGTGCGCGCGGCGTCGTTCCGCATGGTTTCCGTCACCACCTCCCACGTCACCACCTGCGGCGGCTGCGGGGGCGGGGGCGGCGGCTGGCCCTGTTGCGCGGCCTGCATCGCAGCCATTTGGTACTGCTGCATCTGCTGCGCCAGTTCGCGTTGCACATCGGCGTCTGTCGGCAAATCCACCAGCGTCATTTGCTTCAACGTTTCCGGCTGAAACTTTTCCGCAATGATTTCCGCCTTCAGGCGCAGAATGTCCCGGATGTACCGCTGCGTTTCGCGTTGCAGCCGCTGCAGACGCTGGGTTCCCCATTGCGTCTTGAGCCGCTGCGCACCGAATGTTTCGGCCGGGTTGGTGGCCGAACGCATGATGTCCGCAATGCCGGTAATCTCGTAAATCACCGCCTTGCACTGCTCACGCTGCGCATACAACTGCTGGAGCACGCCAGCCGCCACCTGCATTGGCATCATCCAGATGGCCTTGTCGAGACCGCCGCGCTCCAGCAGAGCGGTCACGTTCGCCGCAGGGACAAGTTCGTTGTCGCCCGCCTTCATCAGTTCGCCGAGTTCGGTCAAAGTCGCGTCGTAGATGCCGCGAACGCGCAGCGCCTCGACCAGGCTATTGATGCGCCGGCTGATGCGGTTCAGTTCGCGAGCCTGCTGCTCGTACTGCGAAAACAGCGTTGCAGGCACGAGCGAGTCGTGCTGCTCGATGGCGTAGAGCGGGCGCGGGCAGGGGAAGAATGCCTGCAGACCAAGCGGGTCGTCCTGAACCTTCAGCGGGACCGGATAGCCCTGGGCAATCCAAATGACCTGCCGTTCGTCGCGGTCCCAGATTTCCCAAACCTCAGCGGTGCGGAACAGCGATTCCATCTCATAGGCCTTGACGTCATCGTCAGCCACCGAGTTCAACGGCACGCGCATGCCAATGTCGCCGAATTTGTCCTCCAGCTCGTCGCGGCTCAGGTTGTGGCGAAATGCGACCCAGCACACATCGTCCCAAACCCGGCCATCGGAACAGCGAAAATCATCCCACTGCACCCGCTCAACGATGACCTGCTCCCAGTCGACTTCCTCGCCATCCTCAACCGTGGCCTCTGCGCTGTCCTCGCCCTCGTCCTCGCCTTCATCCTCGCCTTCAGACTCGTAGTCCTCGCTTTCGGACTCCGGCTGTTCTGCGGGCATCTGGCGCAGGCTGGGCACATAGCGGACGCGCGAAACAGCGCGGCCCGGGAGCAACATGGCGAGAACGTCGCCTTTGATCACGCCATCGAAATCATAGGCCTCCTGACAGAACTCCAGAGAGCGCTGCAGGACCTGCGCAACGGCCTGACCGACCATATCCTCGTCGTTGTAGCGGCGGCGCACTTGCGGCTGCGGGAGCGAATTGTAGACCGCCTGACGCAGGGTCTCGGTGTTCGTCCAGAGGATGTTGAACGAGTTTGCAACCGGGTTGTCCGGCGTATAGGCGGCGCAGACGTCGCGGGCCTTTTTGCGCCAGGATTCCTCGCGTTTGGCCGCCAGCTTGAGCTCGAGTTTCCAGCGGCGAGCCACCGCCTGCGGCGACGTCCCGAGGTCGGTTACTTTTTCGAGGGCGACGGGTTCCATTACGCCGGGAACACTTCAAGCAACTGGCTTTCCACAACCAGATAGTCGGTCGCTACGTTCAGCTGGACGCGCGTGACCATACTTTGCGCGGCCGAGGTGTCCACGGTCAGCAATAACGGCGCGCCGACCGAAACCGCGTCGGAATTCAAGGAGCTCAAGAATTGCTGGTTCTGCGCGCCGCGGTTTGTCAGGTATTTTTTTAACCTTGCAACCTGACTGGCGTTGATAATTACGACACTGCCCAGCGACGAACCGCCAAACGAGTGCCAAACAGCCTTGGCGTTTACGTTTGTCGGGGCGGTGGCCTCGTTTGTTAGCACCAAAGCGCCGTTTGGCCCCATTGTGCCGCCAGGAATTGCAATAGTGATGGCGTCTAAAATGGTTGAGGTAGTCTGCGTGTAAGCGCCCGGACCCGCATCAACAATGGCGCCAGCAACCAACGCAGCAGCGGTCGGAATATACGGGCTGCCAGACGTCAGCCGAATGTTGTACGCCTGCGCGGCAGTCGTGGACGACATGGTGCAGTAGTAAAAGCCCGCGACGCTGGCGGCGAACAACGCCCCGGCGGGGAAATACAGCCAGATGCTGGGATATGTCACGGCCATCGCGGTCGTCAGCGTCACCGCGCCGTTTGCGCCGACCGTGCCTGACGACCCAATCCCCACCGGCACGCCAGACTGCGCCAGCGTCTGACGAGAGATCGGGAGCCCGCCCCGGCTATACCACTGCCCGTTCTGGTAAATGTCTTGCGGATCTACGCCAGCTGGCATTTAGGCATCCTCAAGCCGACGTCGTGTTTGCCGGCGAATCATTTCGTTGATCGTTCGATGCTCAGGAAACCGCGCAACCGGCGCAGGTTTCGGTTTCATTTCTTCGCGCCACACAAGGCACGCGTAACGGAACGCGTCGGCGTAGTGCGACGTCCAGTCATGTCGGGGGCGGTCGCGGAAGCATTTCTTGTCTTCGTCAAACTCGCGCTGGTACTGCTTCAACGCGTCCAGCCCCTCGCGGCATGCCTCGTCGAATTGCGCGTCGGCCAGCGTCAGGCGCGCGGCTTGCATGCCGTCGACCAGCCCGAGCTCAGGGACAATGCGCGGTTTCCAGCCGAGGCCGCGGAACTGCTCTTCAATGCTGCGGCCCGTCTGCAACGACTTCGCCCTAGCATCGTGCGGCAACCAGAGCCACTCGCCATATTTCCAGCGCTTGGCCTGCAAAACATCGTTGTAATGCGCAATCGGCATACCGCTGGCGCTGTAGCAATCAATCAAGCGCAGTTCATTGCGGACCTGAAACCACCAAATGGCGGTATCGTCGGAATAGCCCAGGTCCATGACCGCATGAACTGGCAGCGCCGGGTCATACAGCCCGTCGCGCAGCCGCCCATCGGCCTCGAGCTCGTACAGCTCCTTGCCGAAAATGGCGCCGGGCAGTGCGGCGTCGAAATCGCACTCCATTTCCTGCCGCCATGCGTCGTCGGTCAACTCGGCCCGCAGGGCGTCTAGCTCGGCCTGTGGCAGCAGTCGCGACTCGCTGGCCTTGATGGTAGCCACAAACCAGTCCGGGCTTGCCTGCGCGTCCCTGTAGGCCTCAAAAAACGAATTTCGACCCTTTGGCGTTCCAATAATGATCGCCCAGCCGTTTTTGTCTGCCAGAGCAGGGCGAATGACATAACCCCAAACCGAGGGTTTCCAATCGCCATACTCGTCAGCCACCAGCCCGTCGAAACCAAGGCCTCTGAGCGCGTCGGCATTGTCAGCGCCGAACAGCTGGATACGTGCGCCGTTGATGAAATCAACCCGCAACTCCGCCTCGTTTATCGTCAGGTTCGGTAGCGGGCGCGCGAACGTTTTCAGGTAATCCCACGCAACCGCCTTGGCCTGGCGGAAGAACGGCGCGACGTACGCGAATCTTCCACCGGGTTTCTGAATGGCCCGAGCAATCAATTCATTGATGCAGGCCACAGTTTTGCCAGCGCGGCGATGCGCAACAACAACGGCCCACCGCTGGCGCCGGTTGTGGAGCGGCAGAAACGCGCGGCGCGGGCTGTACTGGATCGTTACGACTCGCTCGGGGGCAGCCATGTGATCGTTAACGCGCCGCCGTTTTCGCCAGTTACCTGCGTCGGAAGAATCTTTCCGAGCAGGGACATGTAGGCAACTGGGTTTTCGACCGCTTGCCGCAACAGATATTCTTCGGCTCCGGCCGCCTCAAAAGAGGCCAGAACGGCCTCGCGGATAGATTTTGAAACTTTGTTAGGCGAGCCCTTAGGCCGACCTAATCCAGCTCTGCCGCAACCGGCTTTCCCCGCCATCGTAATTCATCGTATGAAACGATGCCTCCAGCCCGGGTTGCCGGGCACAGAAACAAAAAAACCGGCACATGGCCGGCAGTTTTTGGGCGTAGCTCCGCCCCGAGCTAATTGTAACCGAGAAAACGATCGGCGCAACGGTTACGCCAGTTCGCCGCACCAAGCTGCGGCCTCATCGAGCAACGCATAGAATCGCTCT